ATGACCGCGCTCTCCCCCGAGCTGGTAGCCGCGATCCGCGCCGCCGCGCTGCGCCACCCCTGCAACGTCAGCCCGTTCTCCACGCACTCGAACTGCCGGCACACCTTCGGTCGCTGGGGCATCGTCCTCACCTGCGACGCCGACAGCGAGACCGTCGCTCGCTTCGGCGGCCCGTGCTGGCACCTGACGCTGAGCCTGTCGCGGCGATGGATCGGCACGACGAAGCCCCCGGTTGCTTGGAACGAGCGCGACCACCTAGACGCCGCGATGATCCGCGTCGCCGCGTTCTCCGGGCTCGGCGAACAGGACGCGCCCCCAGAGGTCGAGTTCGCGCCGCGCGCTCTGCACTCCCGCCTGCGGATGCGCGAGGACGAGATCGCCGGTCTCGGCTTCGGTCGGATGACGTGGCGGCCATGAGGAAGGCCATCGCGATCCTCGGCGCGCTGGCGTCGACCGTCATCGCCGTCGTGGTGCTGGACGGAGCCGGTTCGCCGCTTGCCTTCACGCTGCCCTTCGCCGCGCTGATCGGGCTCGTCGTCTTTGTCTACGCCGATACGGGGGATTGAGAGGATGACCCGCCCCCTCGACCCCCGCTGGCGCGATCTGGACTGGTCCGCGGCCGGCGGCCCGATCCTCGCCGTCCTGCTGCTGATCGCCGCCACGATCCTGGTGCTGGGCGAGGTCTGGGATGACCGGGTGGAGCCGGTCCGCATGGAGAGAGCGAGATGAGCGACGGTGGTACCGACATCGCAAAACGGATGCGCGCCTTAGCGGACTCTGGCCACGCCCGCGCCGCGGACCTTCGGCGGCTGGCGGACGAGTTCGATGCGAGCGCCAACGGCTTCTTCGCCGAGCCGCAGACTGTCCCCGTGAAGAAGTTCATGGGCGCGTGGGCTCGCGCGCGGCGCTGCTGGTGCGAATGCACGGGGGAAGAGCTGATATGAGCGACGGCAGCAAGATCGAATGGACCGACGCGACGTGGCAACCCGTCACGGGCTGTTCCGTCGTCTCGCCGGGGTGCACGAACTGCTACGCGATGCGGCTGGCGGGCACCCGTCTGCGCGATCATCCGAGCCGCCGCGGCCTGACCAAGATGAGCAAGGCCGGCTCGGTCTGGACAGGCGAGGTCCGCTTCAACGAGCAATGGCTGGACCAGCCGCTGCGGTGGGAGCGCCCGCGCAAGATTTTCGTCTGCGCGCACGGCGACCTGTTCCACGAGAACGTGCCGGACGAGTGGATCGACCGCGTGTTCGCCGTCATGGCGCTGGCGCACTGGCACACGTTCCAGGTGCTGACCAAGCGCAGCGCGAAGATGAAGTCGTATATGACCGACCCGAAGACGCCGGATCGCGTGCTGGAGGCCATGTACGCGATGCGAGGAACCTCAGGCCCTCGCGGCGAGCGGTTGTGGCCGCGGGACGTCGAATGGCCCCTCCCGAACGTGTGGGCCGGCACCTCCTGCGAGGAGCAGCCGATGGCCGACGCCCGCATCCCGCACCTGCTGGCGACGCCGGCAGCGGTGTACTTCATCAGCGCCGAGCCGCTGCTGGGGCCGATCATCCTGCCGCCGGGATTCCTGGCGCTGGGCAGGCGCGGGTGGGTGATCGCGGGCGGCGAGAGCGGCCGAGGCGCCCGGCCGTCGCATCCCGACTGGCCCCGCGACCTGCGCGATCAGTGCGTCCCCGCCGGGGTGCCGTTCCACTTCAAGCAGCACGGAGAATGGATTGGAATACCCGACCTGCGTCGGCTGCCGAACGGTAGCGGACCCGGCTTCGGCGTCTACGATCACTGCCAGCACGACATGACGGCGGAAGCGGTCCGCGTCGGCAAGAAGGCCGCCGGCCGGCTGCTCGACGGCCGCACCTGGGACGAGTTTCCCGGAGCCCCGGCATGACGCCCCACCCGATCCTGATGAGCGGTCCGATGGTGCGCGCGCTGCTGGCCGGCGAGAAGACCATGACGCGACGGCTGCTGTCGCCGATGAACTGCACGGTTCTGGGCAGCCGATGGCCGGCTTGGGCATGGTCGGGCCTCAAGTTCGACCATCCGAGGGCCGAAATCCGAACGCAATCGTCGATCATGGTGCTGGTGACCGGGAGCGATGCGCCTTACGACTTGCATGTCTCGGTCCCGTTCGTTCACCCCGACGATGAGGCGGCCGGCATCACCGCCGACGATGAGGACGAGGTTGGGCTCTACCGCGTTCGTCCGATCTACGAGCCCGGCGACCTGCTGTGGGTGCGGGAGAGGTGGACGCACGACGGCCCGGACATCGCTACCGTTCGATCCCGCTACGAGGATGCCCTGTCAGGCGGTATCGGCTTCGGCCCCTACTACCTTGCGACCGAAAGCGCCCCGGACACGCTCAAGTGGCGTCCCTCGATCCACATGCCCCTCTGGGCTTCCCGCCTGACGCTACGGGTGACGGACGTCAAGCTGGAGCGGTTGCAGGAGATCAGCGAGGCGGACGCGATCCGGGAGGGTGCGCCGAACGAGGCGGGCGGCAACGAAGAGCTGGGCGTCGGACACCGGATCGGCTTCGTCAACCTGTGGAACAGCCTGCACGGCCCCGGAGCATGGGAGCGCAACCCCATCGTCGTCGCCATCGGCTTCGACGTCATCCGCGAGAACGTCGAGCGTGTGATGGAAAGGCCCGCAGCATGAGCAAACACACTTGCCACTGGCCGGGATGCGAGCGGGCGGTGCCGCCGGCTATGTGGGGTTGCAAGTCTCACTGGTTTCGCCTGCCGAGGCGCCTGCGCGACGAAATATGGCGCACGTACCGGCCCGGACAGGAGGCCGACAAGCGACCGTCGGACGCATATCTAGCCGCCGCCCGCGAGGTGCAGAACTGGATCGCTCAGAACGGAGGCGCAGCATGAGCAAGAAGGAACGCACCGAGCGCGAGTTCAAGGTGGTGACGTACCTGCGCGATGGCGAAGTACGCATCGCAACGGCCAGCATGCCAATGGTTCTTATCGGCCCAGAGTTCTTTGCCGTCGAGTTCAAGGTACGAGCAACGAACCTTGAGGAAGCGCGAGAGATCGTCCTGCGGCTGCGCAAGGAAATTGAGGCGAAGAAGGAGGGCGGCAAATGTCCATCAACGGACTGAACGAGCCGGACTACGACGACTATCGCGATGCCGTCGATGAGCGGAGGCGGAGGCGTCGGGGCTGTCTGTGCGGCTACCCGGACTGGCCGGGACAGTGCCCTGGGCCTGAGAACTGCCCGGTGCATGGGGAGAATTTGAGCGAGGGAGGCGAGCGTGGCTGATGAACGGACAATCGTCTACATCTCTGGCATGGAGCCGATGCGGGAGGGTGAATACCCCACTAGTTATCAGGTTGGGACGCTTGGGCCTCATCAGCAGAGAATTACCAGGATCGACTACAAGATGGAGGACTTCGGCGATCACGAGATGGGTTGGTTTTTCATCTACGGAGAGTCTGGGGTCATAGCGAAAATGCAGGCCCGCGCTGTGGCGGAAGTTGTCTATTCGCCGGAGGTGGTCAATGCCGGCTGACGACCTGACACCCGAGCGGCTGGTGGAGCTGCGGGAGGAGTACACGGGCTACGACCTCCGGCTCAGATCGTCCCGCGTTGGCGGGACAATGCGCGTCGGAGAGTTATTGACCCTCATCTCCGCCGCCGAGGAACGGGACCGCCTGCGGGCGGAGAACGAGGCGATGCGGAAGCGGGTGGCGGAGTTGGAGGCGGTCGCTCACGACCTGGCGCATCCGATCGATATGGATAAGGGCACATCAACGCTCGTTCTCTATTTCGGAAGCGAAGCGGATAGAAATGATTTCGTGGCGATCTGGAAGGCCGAAAAGCCGAACAGCAAGACGGTAAAGTTGTGACCGCTTTGAAACCCTCGCCGCCCAACCTTTCAAACCCCTCCGCCGCAATCAAAGGTTCGGATGATGCCGACGCCAATTGCTGACGACTTCTCCGCTATCCGGGCGCGGATGAAGGAGATCGCCGCAGGTATCGAGCCGCGGTCGGAGACGGAAGAGTGCGAAACCTGCGGTAGCCGCGGCTGGGTTGAGATGCAGACATTCCACCCGCCGTCTCATAGCGAATGCCCTGATTGCTGCAACCCCAACAAACATCCGGTGCCGGGGAGCTAAGACCAATGCCACATGATCCGGTTGCGCCTGACCGCACCAAGCTGGACGCCCTCCTGCGCGAGGCCGTGGCCGCCTACAAGGCGATGACGCCGGAACAGCAGGAGGCGATGCACGCCGAACAGCGGGCGAGCTGGGTGCGTTCGTGCGTCGGCATTCGCCCGAAGTTCAAATGGGTCAACGGCGTCAAGGTCTACGAGACCTACGCGGATTACTGCGAGGGATGACGATGGCTGACCCCTGGCGCACGTTTTGGGACGCCTTCCTCACCGGGCTCTACGGATCGCCAGCGGTCCGCAACCCCTGCACCGGCAGGACGGACGCCGAGGCTCTGCGCGGGGACTGGCAGAAGGTCGGAGGCGACCTCCGCAAGGCGATGGAGAAGGTGGAGAACGATGGCTGAGATCACCGAGTTCAGCATCCGGTTCGAATGGGACGCCGAGGCGAAGGTCTACACGGTGACGAGCCCGGAAGTGCAGGGCCTGATCGTGGAAGGCTACGACCTGCGAGACGCATGCGAGAAGGTCGCGATGGTTCTGCCGCATCTGGCCGAACTGCCGTGCGCCCCGTGATCCTCCGCGCCGCCGCTATCCTGCTGCTGCTGTCCGCCCCGGCCGAGGCCGTCACCTGCCGCGTGATCGACGGCGACTCCCTAGTCTGCGCCGGGGAGCGTGTCCGCCTCGCCGGGATCGATGCGCCGGAGCTGCGGGGCATGTGCCGCTACGAGCGCAGGCTCGCCGAACGTGCCCGTGCTGCCCTAGAGGCGGCCGTGGACGGGCAGGACGTGGTGCTGGTGGGGGAGGGCCGCGACCGCTACGGGCGCCTGCTGGCGCGGGTCTACGTCGCAGGGCGCGACGTCGGGGCGGCGTTGGTCGCCGAAGGGCTGGCGCGGAAGTGGCGCGGGCGACGGGAGGCGTGGTGCTGGTGATCCGAAAATCGACGTCCCGCGCATAGTGACGTATTGACACTGTGACGTATCGTCACTATATTGAGGTTGTGAGACGGCGACAGACGCCGCAACCGGAGGATACGCAGATGACGGTCGTGATCGAGAATATGGCTGGTGGCGACAGGCACGTCGTCCGCTCCCTCGCCCAGCTCGCCCGCGTCGCCGCGACCAAGGCGCCCTACGGCGGCTTCCGGCTCGTGAAGTGCGACGGGCTGGAGGGCTACGGCGAGGCCGACGTCCGCGCCGTCCTGGCGTGGGCCGAGGCAGAGGCGCGCGAGGCCGGCATCGGACGCGGCAACACCGCGGCGTGGCGACAGGTCGCAGAACGTGCGATCAGCTACGCGAACGCCTGAATGACCGCCCCCAACGCCGTCCGCGCCTGGCGCGACCGCCTCGGCCTCTCGCAAGTCGAGGCGGCCCGCCGGCTGGGCATGAGCACGCGGCAGTTCATCAGGTACGAGACCGGGGAGCTGCAGCTCGGTCTCACGCTGGCGCTGGCGATGGCGGCCGTGGAAAGCAAGCTGGAGCCGGTCGCCTAGCCTACCAGCACCCTCGGGCTTCGCCGGCCTCGTTGTGTGCGACGATCTGCTCCTTCTCCGCCCGCGTCAGCCGCTCCGTAGCGTCCGGCGAGACCATGATCGGCCGCCAACCGGCGCAGATGTCAGGAGCCTTCCCAGCGCCGCAGCCGAGCGTCCAGAGCGGGATCGTCAGCACGGCCAACGTCAGCATCCAGCTTCTTGCGCTCATGTTCCGCCTCCAGCGATCTATGGGCCTGATCCGCGCGCTCTGCATCCCGCCCGCTCTTGCGGATGCCGAGGACGGCGAGGGTGAGCGCCAGGGTGACGCCGCCGGCCAGCAGCAGGTAGCCCCATGCGCGAGAGAACAGGGCGGCGAGGATGGTCATGCAAGCCGGCCGAGCGGCTTCGCCGGGTCCGGACCCGGGTTGGCACCCTTGGTCGCGTAGAGGGCATGGTAGCTGTCGCGCTGCGCAGCCTCGATCTCCGTGAGCAGAGCGATGATCCGCATGTTGTTGGTGTGGACGCGGAGCGCCGTGGCATCCGTCTCGGCCTTCGGGGCGATCTTCGCCGCCTTGTCGTGCACTTCCTGCCGAAGCTGCGCGGCAAGCTCTTCCAGCTTCCAGCCGGTCGCGTTCTCGGAACCCATCAGAATGGTAGTCATGTCGTTTCTCCTGCGCTGATTCTGCTCACTGCACCCCCGCCCGTCGCGCGCGGTACTGATGCAGGATCGTCCACCCGATCCCCGCCAGCATGATCGCGCCGAAGATGACGGGCGCCCGCTCCATCAGCCCCGTGATCGCGGGCCACGCCGGGGCGATCTGCTGGCCGATCTGCACCAGCGTTTCGACCGGGATCGCCATGCCGGCGACGCCCGCGGCCGCGGCGACGGTCTGCGCCTTCACGCCGGGCACGGGGCGGACCTGATCCAGCGCCTCCTTGGCCGTGGTCGGCGGCGGCGTGTCGATGTCGTTGAAGAACAGGTGCGTGTACTTGCCGCCGGCCGTCCGATAGACCGGGGTGTGCCCCTTCGCCCACTTCGGCGCCCCGATGTAGGTGGCGTAGTAGTGCGTCGCCCGCATGGTCGGATCGGCAGGCCCGGTGCCGGCGATGAGCTGATGCGCGAGATCGTAGCAGTAGGCCGCCCAGCCGGAGGCCGACGGCTTCACCTCGTTCAGTTCCTTGAGCCTGGGGTTGTCGTTGTTCCAGCACGAGAACTGCCACGGCTGGTAGCAGACGCCGCGGATCGAGCCGGGCCAGTTCGGTAGCCGGACCCGGTTGAGGATGACGTGGCCGATGGCGATGGCGTCCTCGAAATCGCCGGCCTCGGCCTCGCCGTAGATGGTGCGCCACAGCGCGTTGAGATCAAGATCGGCAGCTTCCGACATGCGGGCTCCTGTGGTCAAGCAGAACGGTCAGTTTGCGTTTCTGCGCAAGTTCCCGGCGCCCGTGTCGATTTTCTCGACCGCGGACGCGGGCGGAAAAATCGACACGGTTGATATGGGCCGCTCGGCGGTTGACTGATCGCTCGGATTTTCGGGTTTGGTTGCGCAGGTCGGTTGACAACCGGCCGGACGCAAGATGGCGGCGGCTTCGGCCGCCGTCGTCGTTTCAGCCGCCGCGATCCACCTCGAGCGAGCCGCGGCCCTTCGCGTAGCGGATCTGCCGCACGAGCTCCTGCAGCGTCTCCTGCATCGCCTTCGTGCGCTCGTCGACGCGGGCGTTGGTCTGTTCCAGCGCGCCGACCCTGGCCGACAACGCCTCGACGGTACCGGCGACCTTCGCCACATCCGCCTGCGACTGCGCCGTCCTGTCCGCCACGGCGTCGCGAAGCTCGCCGAGCTGCTGCTCGACCCGCGTCACCCGGCTATCGAGCTGCTGCCAGACGATCCCGAGCCCGACGCAGAAGGCGACGATCTGGATCAGGTGCTGCCCGCTCATCCGGAGCGGGACGCCGAAGATGTCGATGCCGGGACGCTCGGCCATCGCCGCCTCCTACGACGGCTTGCCGGGCACGGCAGGCGGCACCGGCTGCCAGCCCTGGCCGGAGGCGAGGAAGCATGCCAGCCCGGCCGGGGTGACCCGCAGGGCCGTCCAGGAGCCCGAGGGCGACGCCAGCACGACGACAAGATCGCCGCCGTCCGTGGCGCCTTCCTGGGCCGGCACCTCGCCGTAGGCGGCTGCCAGGCGCTCGACGATGAGCTTCGCCGGCGCGCACGGCAGCGGCTGCGCAAAGGCAGGCTCGCAGGCGGAAAGGGCCGCCAGCGCGGCGGCGAGGACGAGGCGCATCGGCGGGGCTCCTGTCAGGCGGCCGGCGGGAACGCCACGCACCGGATCAGCCCGGTCCGCGCCGTATAGGTGGCGCCGCCGAGCACGATGCGCAGGGCATAGTGGTAGTCGCCGGGGGCCAGGTCGGCCGTGCCGGCGCCTTCCCAGGTGACGTCGAAGCCCTGCCCGTCCGGCGCCAGGGCGATGCCGGAGCCGAGCGTGCGCTCGGCCAGGGTGGCGCCCTCGAAGCCGCCGACGCCATCCGCCTTCGCCAGCCGCCAGGTCGCGGCGGACGCGGCCGAGACGTCCTCGCCGAGGTCGATGCGGAGGACGCGGGCATCGCCGATGACGATGAGATCGTCGAAGCCGGCCGGGATCGTCATGGCAGCGGCGCCTCGATTTCGGTGATCCGACGGATGGCGCCGGCGACGTCGGTGCGGCGGGCCAGCGCGCCGTCCACTTCGGTGACCGGGCGCCAGGTTGCCGCGGCCGCCAGCCAGGGCGCGCCGAAGCCGAGGCCCAGCGCCGGCGGCACCAGCGGCGAGGGCCCGTGCAACGGGATCACGCCGCGGCCGCTTCCATGAAGAACTGCAGCAGCTGCGGCACCGCGCCCGAGGCCGAGCACCGCAGTGTCAGCTTGTCGCAGGTCGCTTCGCCGGTGCTGATCACCAGGCTGTAGACGCCGGTCGACGACACCTCGGCCGCGGCGTTGGCCGAGGACGCGAACGACCCGTCGTCCTTGCGGACCTGCACGGTGACGGATAGCCCGGTCTTCAGCGTCGTCGGGGCGGACGCATCGTACATCGGGAAGTCGATGCGGAAGGAGGTACCCCGCGGCAGCCGGCCGTTGCGCGTCACCTTCGCCAGCACGGCATCGACGTCGTCGCCGACGCTGGACACGGCGCCCGCCACCGCGGCGATATCGTCCGCGAGGGTGGCGTACGGCGTGCCGATGGCCGCGAGGATCAGGTCCTGCTTCGCCTCCGTCGCATCGCCTCCGCCACCGCCGCCGGCCGGCGCTTCCTCCAGCGCCTTGGACGTGAAGCGCTGCTGCGGCGGCGAGTTCTCGTCGTCCTCCGTCAGTTCGGCAATGGTCGCCGCGGCCACGTCGAGCCCGGCGGTGGCGATGGCGGCATCCGCGCCGGCCTCCGCGGCCGTGGCGGCGGCTGCGGCGCCGGCCGTGCTGAACGAGTCGACCTTGATGCCGCCGTCGTTGACGGTGAGGTTGTCCACCAGGTCGTGGTAGGGCGCCACGATGACGTGATCCGCGAGCGAGCCGCCGAAGCGGACGCCAGCAGCACCCGCGGCAAACGCGGCATCCGGCGCGTCGAGGCGATAGTAGCCGTCGCCTTTCAGCAGGAAACCGGCGTCCTCGTGGGCGTCGTCGAGCGCGGTCAGTTCGATCAGGCCCGGCGGCGAGCCGGCGCCGATCTCGACCTTCAGGCCGCCCTCGCGGACGTACCAGAGCGTCAGCCCGGCCGTGTTCCAGGCGGCGTCGTTGACCGGCGCGCCCGTGGCGGCATCGAGGATCAGAACCTCCGTGCTGACGTTGCTGCTGTCCTTGACCGTCTGGCGATACATCAGGCCATCTCCATCATCATGCGGATCAGCAGCGGGTTCCCCGCGGGCGGGACGTATTCCAGCGGCCCCAGGGTCGGCGCCGTGGTCGAGCGGGTGACGCCCAGCAGGTCGGCGAGCGGCAGGTTGGCGTCGCTGCCGCTGCCGAGGCCGGCGCCGGGCAGCACGCCGGTCGCCTTGGGCGTGTAGTCCCGACTGGCCGTGGTGGCGTTGTTCGGATCGACCCAGTGATCGGCCCAGATCGCCGGCTCGCTGCCGTTGCCGACGTCGATGGCGTTCGTACCGTCGCCGTCGTCGGAGCCGTCGTGGTCGATGGTGATCGTGCCGGAGCTGGTGTTCGCGTAGTCGTCGGTGTTGTCGAAGCGGGTGTTGTTCTTGAGCGCGACCGCGGGCGTGCCGGTGCCGGAGAGGCTGACGGCGGTGCCGCAGCGCGCGATCAGGTTGTGGTAGAGCCGCAGGAAGTTGGCGCCGGTCAGCGCGGCGTTGAAGGCCGCCGACACGCCGACCGTCCAGCCGACGATGATGTTGTTCTCCAGCAGGATGTTGTTGATCGTCGAGGACGAGGTGAGGGTGATGCCGCCGACGGCGGTACCGGTGGTCTTGCGGACGCGGCAGTTGCGGATGATCGACCCGGCCGAGTTGGCGCCCGGCACGAAGCCGGAGGCGCCCGAGGCCCGGTCGTTCAGCACCTGGATGCCGTCCCAGATGATGCGGCAGGCGAACTCGACCGCGTTGAAGGCCGATGTCGTCTCGATCCGGTAGTGGTTCGGGCTCCACTCCAGCGGCCCGTCGTAGAAACCGGCGGGATGGCTGCGGTTGGCGCGCACGATCAGGGTGGCGGTGGCGTTGATCGTCCAGCCGGCGAAGTTGACCGGCGTGTCCGCCGTGGTGCCGCAGCACTCGATGATGACGGTATCGCCGGCGCCGATGGAGAGGTTCAGAGCCTCGGCGTCCACGATGCTGGCGAAGGCCGCGGAAGCGCCGCTCTCGCCGTTGCTGCTGCCGTCGCCGCCGGCCGAGGCCCGGTTGACGTAGTAGATCGTGGTCGCCATCGGCCTACTCCGTCGCCATCGGGCCGATGTACGAGGACGCCACGGCGAAGTTCTTGCGGAACATCGTCACGTCCCAGGGACAGCCGCCGTCGACGCCGCCGAAAAAACAATTATCCCAGATGCCGCGGATCGCCTGGTCGCCCTTGGTTTTCGTGGCGCCCTCGGCGTAGGGCGGGTTGCGGCGCCAGAGGAAGTCGGTCTTGAGGTAGACACGGCGCCCGTCGATCCACGCCTCCAGCTCGCCGTCGGCTTCCTCCGCCGCCGAGCCGTCCGGGTAGTGCGTGTTGATCTTCATCCGCAGCTCGAAGCAGAACCACGTCGCCGGGTAGATCGCGCCGGGCAGGCCGAACTGGTGGTCGACCTGGCTTTCCTCGGCGTTGTACTGGTAGGTGCCCAGGCAGATCGCGCCGAAGAAGCAATTCTCGAAATCCTCGACCATCTTGAACTGGTTGCGGCAGGTCCAGCCGTTGCGGCCCGACAGGTCGACCGGGCCCTGCGACAGGTTCGGATGGTGCGTGAACCTGCCCCCGAAACCAGCGTCGAAGTGGACGAAGCCGCTGAGAAACTTGCCGCCGGCCTTGCGCGTCGGCATGCCGAGCGAGAGGAAACGGTCGCCGAGCCGCCAGTAGCCGCGGAGGTGCATCTCCTCCGGGAACACGCCGTCGCCGCAGCCGTTGCCGAGCGTGCCGCCCAGATAGTCGATGAGGGCATCGCCGCCGTTGAGCTGCGCCGAGCCGGAGCCCGAGGCCGTGCCCGAGCTGGCGGCGACGCGCATGCTGTCCGTCGCCACGTTGGTCGGGTTGTAGGTCTGCGCCGCGAAGGTCAGGCCGGCCACCGTGATCGGCGTCGACAGCACCAGCCGCGTGCCCGAGGCCGGGAAGCCGGCGGCGGTGCCCATGTCGACCGTCGCGTAGGTATGCCCGGCCGAGGCGACGGTGAAGGTCGGCGTGGTGCCGCCTTCCGTCACGTCCGCGGTGGCGTTCGCCGCCGCCAGGATGGTGTAGGTATGCGGGTCCGGCACGCTCTCGATGCGGTAGTGCAGCGCGCCGAGGATGATGCCGCCGACGATGATCGGGGTCTTGAGCCGGATGAACTCGTGCAGGCTGGCGCCGTGGTTTTCGTCCGTCACGGTGACGACGTTCGACCCGTTGACCGTGCTGAACTTCGGCGCGATGTCGCTCGACTTCCTCACCGCCGGGATCGACCCGTCGACCGTCTCGCCGGCCTGGTCGCCATCGGCCGTCGAGCGGAAGAACATGCTGTCGGCGGTGATGCTCTCCGTGCCGTGCGGCGCCGCCCAGCGCAGCGCGTCCGGCGAGGACGCATGCAGCGGCAGGTAGCCGTCGGCGGTGTGCGCGCCGTCGACGATGGTCGGCGTCAGCTCGCCGTCGTTGATGAACTTCCCGGCGTGCAGCTGCGGGTACTTCCCCGCGTCGACGCCGCTGTCGTCGAAATTGGCGGCGCTGCTGGTGTCAATGCCCGTCATCAGCTCGTCCGACACGGCGCCCTGCTGGCCGTGGAACAGCACCACGTCCGCATGCTCGGCGAGGCCCGCATCGAAGGCGGCCCCGGCGGCGATGCCCGTCTCCAGGTCGGCCGCGGCCGGCAGCGGCGTGGCGATGCGCAGGACCCGCGGCGTCGCCGTCCCGCCGAACTGGTTGGGCAGGCAGCGGACGTGCAGCACCGCCGCGCTCACCGTCTTCGCCGGGTCCGGCCGCTCGAAGCGGAAAGCCGAGCGCAGGTTGACCGAGGTGTTGCTGTCGACGGTCGTGGTGCGCCCCGACACCACGGCGCTGCTGGAGAGCTGCAGGTCGGCGAGGCACCCCAGCCGTCCGGTCGAGGCGTCGGAGTAGGTCACCTCGATCCAGGGCGCCGGGTGGTCGGGATGGTGCCGCGTCGCGAACTTGCGGCTCTGCGTCGCCACCAGCAGCAGCTCGAGCGGCACCGTCGCCGCCTCGCCCGCCACCTCCGTCACCAGCGCCGTGATGGTCAGCGCCCAGTCCTGCTGGAGATCGTTGTCCGGCGAGGTCGAGCCGCTGCCGCCCTCCCAGGTGATCGTCGCCGCGCTGTGGTAGCTGGTCGAGCCCTGCGGCGTGCCGTCGCCGTCGATCCAGTCGCCGTAGAGGTTCGTCCAGCGCTGCCCGGTGCCGACGTGAAACTCGACGCCCGTGGTGCCGTACTGGTCCTCGCTGATGTGGTAGCTCTGCCGCGCCGCGGTGCCGATCCGGGTGACGAACAGCGGCGCCGCCTCCAGCACCAGCTCGCCTTCCGTCGCCACCACGACGATCTGGTCGAGGCCGGCGCCCGCGCGCACCCCGTCGGCGACGATATCGGTGCCGTCGATGCTGTACCCGCCGCCGCCGTCGTAGGTCAGCGTCGCCTCGCCGGTCACGCCGCCTTCGTCCGCGATGGCCTTGTCCAGCCGCACCCAGCCGTCGACCGTGTAGCCGACGACGGTGTAGGTCCCGGCAATGAGATCGCCGCCGCCCGCCACCGCCAGACGGCAGCCGATTTCGTGCCGCCGCACGATCCGCCAGTGCCCGCCCGTCGTGCCCTGCGACGGCATGTTGCGCGTCGAGGTGCCGGTGTGCTGCAGGTATGCGGCGCCGCCGGCCACGTTCAGCAGCGGGAACATGGTGTCGGCGTACCAGCCGGAGCCGCCGAGGATCTCGAGGCCGAGGTTGTAGCCGGCCGGCCCGGTCAGGTCGGCGGCGATGAATGGGTGCGAGGCGGAGGTGACGATCCAATCGGCGCCATTGATCGTCGCCGCCACCAGGTCGGTGCCCGACACGATGGCGCCGAACGGGTGCGTCGCCGAACGGACCAGCGTCTTGTCGGTGCTCGACACCTCCAGGTCGTCGATGACGACCTGCTTGAACGCCAGCGTGCCGGCGAACTCGCCTTCCTCCAGCTCCACCGCGACGGTCGCGACCGTCTCCGCCTCGGCGGTGTCGAAGATGTGCTGGACCGCCGCCGTGACGTCGATGCTGTTCGCCGGCGCCGGTGCCGCCGTCACCTCGCCGGTGACGGTGACGAGCTGCACCCCGCCGTAGCTGGAGGTGACGGAAACGACGATGGTTTCCTCGGCCGCCTCCAGCGCGTCGGCATCGTCCACCACGCCCGCGCCGGTCGTCGGGTTGATGCTGTAGCGCCCGGCCGCGTTGCCCGAGACGATGGCGCAGACGGGCGCCGGGTCCGGGCTGTTCGTGACGACGGCGCCCCACACCGCGGCGCCGGGCAGCGCATCGTCCTGGATGGAGAAGGCGGACGGCGCGGCAACCTTCGGCGCGACGCGGGTATCGACCGGGCGGGCGCGCAGGCGGGTCAGGCCCATCAGGCGCCTCCCGGCCAGCCGGTCGTCAGGTCGATGGCCGCCAGCGCCCCGGCGTCCTCGGCTGCGTCGATCAGGGCCGCCAGTTCGGCCTCGCGCTCGAAGCACGCTTTCACATGCCCCGCGGCCGCGGCCCACAGCGCGGTGAACGCCTGCTGATCGACGGTCGTGAAAGCCCCGTCGGCACCCTTGAAGATCGTCTCCTCGATGGCGCCGGCATTGAACGCCAGCAGGATCTCCGACAGCGTCCGGCGAGCGTCCCGGCGCATGTCGACGACGATGTCGCCGACCGCGATGTCGGCGATCTCGACGCGGTAGCGCACCGCCTCCAGTTCCGCCCGGCGCGCCGCCTTCAGGTCGGCCAGCGTCGGCGTCGGTACCGCCGGCTGCGTCGCCTGCCAGGCGGCGACAACCTCGTCCGTCCACAGCGCCTCGGCGGCGGCGCGCGCCGCTTCGGGGACACCCTGCAGGTTGTCGGGCGCGAAGTCGCCGAGGTGGCGGCCGTCGGTATCGATGACGCGGACGCAGCCGCCGTCGAGCAGGCGCACGTTCATAGGGCCGCCTCGTAGAAGCCGGAGATGAAAACGCCGGAGCTGTTGACGAGGTCGCCATCGCCGACCGGGGCGGCGGCGACAGCATCGCCGCTCTCGTAGATTTCGAGGTAGGTCTGGTTTGGTACCGTGAAGGCTTCGAGCTTCGTGTAGCCGCCGCCTGCGTTCAGGTCGATCGCCACCGGCGAGCAGATCAGCGGCATGGTGAAGCCGGTCCGATTGACCGCCGCGAACGGGAGATTTAGCACGCGCACGTTGCCGGAGATCGTCCCGCCCTTGGCCGTCATCACCAGTCGGATGCCGACCCACACCAGCCGTGCCGTCGCGCTGACGAAGCTGATCGACCATCCCTGCTGGCTATTGGTGGCATAGGTGTGCGAGCCGTTGACGCTGCTCGCGCCGAAGGCCGGCGGCGTCGGAAAGGCGGTGGCGCCGGCGATCTGCGGCACGCCCAGCAGCGTCCGCATGGCGGCATAGTCGGCGGCGCCGAGGAGCGAGACGACGTTCGCCGCGAGCGCCGACATGCCGGTGCCGCCTTGGGCGATGGGCAGGGGTGCGTTCAGGCCGCTGGACCCCTGACGGATGATCCAGTCGGCATAGGTGCCGGAACCGGCGGTGAAACCGCTGGGAACGTCGATTGTCAGGGCCGCGCCGTCCTGATCGACGACCGTGCCGACCATATAGACGGCGGCGTCCGCAACCCGCTGAACGCGCACGATGGCGCCGACCGCGAACACCCTGTCGGCGCTGGTCAGGGTGAACGCCTTGACGCCCGTCCCGATGGCCACCGAACTCGCCGACAGCGCGCCGAAGCCCAGCAGCAGATCCATTTGCGCGCCGACGTCGGACCAGAAGCTCTCCCAGATGCTGGCGTAGCCCTTGCCCAGGAAATCGTCCGGGAATGTGTAGGAGTTGCCGTTGAAGATGCGCGTCGCGCTCATTCAGATGCTCTCCTCGAGCACGAACCGCCGGCCGTAGTACGGCGCCAGTCCGCGGTAGGCGCCGATGAGCGGCGACAGCTCGGCCATGGTCCCGAGCAGGGTGTTGCGGTACAGCCCGCCGGCATCGACCGGATCGAGCACGACGAGCACGTCGCCTGAAACGCCCACGATCCGGTCGAACAGATCGACCACCTGCATCTCGGCCGCCGACAGCGCCTGAAACTCCAGGTCGACGCGCTGGCGCTTGCGGCGCAGGTCGAACCATCGCTGCCCGCCGCGACTCTCCGTCACCCGGCTAGGGTCGACGGTCTGCCGCGACCAGCCCAGCCGCTGCCCGCGCGTCGGCTGGAAGGCATCCGCCAGGACGAAACGGCCGGCCTCCACGAAGCCGTCGCCGTTGGTGCCGTCGAACAGCTCGACGCGGGCGTAGCGGAACAGCGTCGGCGCCGGCAGGACGACGACGGCGTAGCCGCCGAGCGCCGCCGCCTCGACATCCGGCAGAGACTGCCCCCAGTTGAAGACGCCCCAGTCCAGAGCGCCGAAGGGGACGAGCTGCGGCCACACGTCGACCGTGCCGCTGTCGAATTCGGCATCGGCGAAGGTCGGGTCGAGTTGCGACAGCCGTACCCGCCACTGAGCCAGCTGCGTCAGGTTGTGTCCGGCGAGCGCCACGACGCTGGCGGCTTCGATTGATCCCAGATCGACGTCGAAGGTCGTCGAGCTCGGATCGGCATCGACGGAGCGCGCCTTGCGCTGCACCTGCCGGTCCTGCAGGTGCGCGAGCGGGAGCATCGCTTCCCAGGCACCGCCGCTCAGAACGGCGGCGTCCGCCCAGTTGCTGCGGCTAAAGAGCGGCGGGGCGGACGCCAGGATGATCCCGGCATCAGGGCTCGGGCCCGGGCCGGGGCCGCCGGTCAGCCAAGGCCACCAGAATGTCCAGATCGGGCCCGGCAGCATCTCAGCCCCACAGCGTCAGGGTGACTTCGTTCTCCGCCGCGACCTCGGCAAAGCCGATCACGCGCAGCAGCTTCCCCGCCTGCATCCCCCAGCGCGGCCACGTCACCTCCACCACGTCGCCGAGACGCAGGGCGAAGGGCGGCGTCTTCAGCCGGGCCTCGTAGATGCAGGGATCGTCGCCGTAGAGCGCCTGCAGGCGCGCGGCCTCGGCCGCCCCAGCGGCCTGCGCGTCCAGCAGCGTCTCCAGCCGCAGTTCCTCCGACAGCGGGTGCCGCGTCAGCACCGCAGCATCCTCGGCGGTCTCTTGCCTGGTCTCGGCCAGCAGGAACTCGCGCCGCGCCGCGCTGGCGCCGCCGGCCACCTCGCCGGGCAGGAATGGCCGCCAGTTCCGCCGCCAGGTCAGGACGTGCCGGTGCGGCGGGATCGCCTGCGGGCGTCGCTCCAGATCGACGATCGACAGCGTGTCGTAGCTCGCCGCAGCCGGGTCCGCCGGCGCCTCCAGGCGGCCGACGGTGAGGCGACCGTCGCGCAGGAAGCCCCACCAGGCGCCGATGCTGTCGCAGAGCCGGTCGAACAGGTCCGCGGCCGTCGCCGCATCGGTGCCGGTCCACACCCCGGCCACCGCGCCGTTGGCAGCATGGAGATCGTCGAAGGCATCGCCGTCGATCTCGGCGCCCGAGAAGCCGGCGCGGGTTTCCGCGATCCGCTCGACGATGCGGGCGACGCTCGCCGCATAGGTGCCGCCGGTGTCGTCGCCCTCGACGTCGGCCGTGATCACGCTGGCGCCGGGCGCCGAGCCGAGGCGGAAATGCCCGGTGGCGAGGCAGGTATCGTAGGTTGCCGCCGTCACCGTCGCCGCCAGCAGGAGGGCGAGGCTGGCGTGGTCGGTGCCGAAGGTGATCGCCGCGCCGGCCGAGAAGACCGCGATGCTTTCGGTCGGACCGTCGTGCACTTGCCACAGCAGGACCGCATAGCTGACCAGCACCGCCGGCACGTTGCGGCACATCCCGTAGGCGAGCGGCTTCGGCTTGCCCTTCAGGTCGTCGCCGCCCTCGCCGCCGCCGCTGCCGGCGTAGAGGTTGGCCTGCACCGGCCGGTCCGCCCGCGCCGCCAGGCTGCGCAGCCGGATCGTCACCGCCTCGTCGGAAAACTCCGCACCCTCGGCGGTACCGTCGAAGATCAGGCCGAAGTCGGCGAAGGCGAAGCCGTCGCCGCCGAGGTAGATGCGCACCCGCCGGCCGTCCCAGGCGAGGCCGGCCATGAAGTCGAGCCCGCCGTCGCCGTTCGCCAGCACCAGGACGCCGTTGTCGCCGTCCGAGCGGCCGCCGAGCCGGCCGTCGCGCGCCACCAGGTTGCGCGACAGGTTCAGCGCCTCGACGATGCGCGCCTCGAAGTGCCGGTTGGCCGGGCTGTCGCCGGGCCGGCTGGTGAAGCCGTCGTCGGAATAGTAGAGCGTCACCGTGTCCGGGCTGGTCAGGTCCGGGTCGTAGGGCTCCAGGATCGCGAGATATCGCCGCCGCGCGTAGGGGTCGGCGACGAGGTCGGCGAAGGCCGTCATCGCCGGCTGCCCGCCACGATCTTGCCGTCAGACACCAGCCGACCCAGCGACGCGGCGACCCGGCGCAGCTCGCCCCGCATGCCGGCCACCTCGACCCGGAGCGCGGCATTCTCCGCCGCCAGCGCCTGAAACGCCGGCCCAGACGAGCCGCCGCCCACCATCTGCACCGGCACGGCGCCGTTCTTCAGCGGGATCACCGCCTCGCTCTCGCCGGGCCGCTCGCCGATCACCGCCAGGGTCGGCCGCGAGACCACGCCGCCGTCGCCCATCATGTTGATGCTGCTGCCGTCCGGCAGGAGGCCGAAGGGCGAGAGGTCGAACGCCACGGCCAGGCCGGAAGTGCCGCCGCCGGCTGTCGAGCCGCCCGAGGACGGCTTCAGCGGCACCACGTTGCCCGTCGCCGCGGCGCCGCCGCTGAACGCGGTGAGGTAGTCGCGCAGCGTCTGCGCCAGCGGCGACTGCCCGGCGCCAGAGGCCGTGAGCTGGTCCAATGCCGCCTTCAGCGCCTTCGCCGACGGGCTGTCCTCGCGCAGCGCCTTCTCGATGGCCGCGAGCGCGCCGGACTGCCGCTGCAGCTCGGCGAGCTGGGCCTCCGCTGCCGCTGCCGCCTTCTGCGCCGCCGCGGCCTGCGCCGCCGTGACGGTGTCGATCGACGTCATCGCCGCGAGCTGCGCTTCCGCGACGCGCAGGCTCGCCTCGGCCTTGATGGCATCCCGGTCGTTCTGCCGGGCGAGACCGTCGAGGCCGGCCAGCACCTCGTCGAAGGTCTCGACGGCCCCCGCCGTGGCGCCGCCGAAGAACGACACGCCCTCCTGCGTCAGCGTCCGGCCGGCCGAAGCCGCCAGCTCGGCGTCGCCCGCCGCGACCGCCTCGCGGAACTGCCGGCGGGCTTCGGCAAGCCGCTGCTGCGGCGTCAGCGGCGACAGGTCGGACAGCGACAGGTCGGCGATGGCCCGGCGCAGGCCGGCGGCAGCCTCGCGGTTCGTTTCCGCCGCCTCGCGCAGGGCGTCGACCAGGTCCTGCTGCTGGCGCAGGCGCTCCTGTTCGAAGCGCTCGACGATGCGCTGCTGTTCCCGCAGGGCGTCTTCCTGCGCCCGGATGGCGTCGGCGATGCCGCTCTCCTCCATCGCCTCGCGCAGGGCTTCCATCTCGCGCGCCAGCGGGTCGAGGCCGTTCAGCGCGTCCTGCACCTGCTGCGACGTCAGGTCGCCGAGCGCCCCCGACTCCAGCACGTCGCGGATCAACTCCTCCGGGCCGCGGCGGAACTTCTCGCCGAACTGCACCGCCAGGCCGGGATCGGCGATCTCCTGCAACGCGGCCTTGTCGAAGCTGCGGCCGAGCCGCGACGCCAGCGTGTTGAGGGTCTGGATCGCCTGCATCGCGCCGGACTCGGCCTGCGACAGGAACTGCTCGCCGCCGTTGTCGCTGCCGGACCCCTTGAGGAAGAACTGCCCCGTCGCCTCGTTGAGGCCGATGCGCGCCGAAGCGTTGGGGCCGACGCTCTCCTTCTTGAAGGCGCCCGACAGCAGCGCGATACCGGCGATTGCGGCAATCGGTAGGGCAATCGGCGCGGCCGCGGCGAGGAAGCCGCCGGCGCCCGCCGCCGTGGCTCCCGAGGCGCCGAGTCCGGCACCGATGGCGAAGTCCGCCGCCATCGCGGGCGTCGCGGCCGCCAGCAGCGGCGCGGAGCCTGCCGCGCCGAGGCCGATGGTGCCGGTGGTGGCGATGCCGGACGCCGCCAGCGAAGAGAAGCCGGTGAGGGCCGAGGTGCCGCCGAACAGGGAGCCGAGGCCGAGCGCTTCGCCGATCTGCGAGCCGATGCTGTCCAGCCCTAGCGCCTTGGTGATGGCGTTGCCGGCGACCGACTGGCCGATGCTGCCGCCGAGGCCGCCCAGGATGCCGCCGCCGCTGCCGGCGCCCGCCCCGCCCAGCGTCCCGCCGACCAGGCCCTGCGCGAAGGCCGTGGCCGGACCGCGGATCAGCATCTCCGCCGCCACCTGCGCCAGCGTCCGCTTGGCGAGCGACAGAAAGTCGTCCCAGAAGTCGCGGCTGCCGTCGAACAGGTTCTCGAAAAACCTGGCCGTCGTGTCGACCAGCTGGTCGGCGATCCGGCCGGCGAGACGATCCAGCTCCTGCTGCTGACGCTTCAGCGCGGCGTTCTGCTGCTCGATCTCGTACTTCATCCGGACGCCTGCCCGGACGCGCTGTTCCTCCAGGGGCGCCAGCTTCGCCAGCCCATCGCCCATGGCGCGGATGACCGCCTCTTCCTCCGCGCGCGCCACCCCCGACAGTCCGGCCAGACGGACCTCGGTCTCCTGTTCGCGGATGTAGTCCTGCAGCGCCTTGCGCCGCTTCTCCGCCGCCTCGTTGTCCTCCTGGATGAGCTTGCGGGCGCGCTCGCCGGCTTCCTCTCGATCCTTGTCGTACTGCGCCGCGCGCTCGTTTGCGGTCGCCTGCTCCTGCGCCATCAGCGCGCGCTCGGCACGCTCCGCCTGCGCCGCACGGGTCGCCGCCTCGGCCTGCGTCCGCGCTCGCTGCTGTGCCGCATCGTCGGCGCCGGGCGCGGCCTTCAGCAGGTCGGCCACGGCCTTCTCGCCCGCCCGGCGCCGCTCGGCGGCATCGGCCGCCATGCCGGCCTGCCGAGTCAGTTCGGCATACTGCTTCGCCTGCGCCGCCAGCGCCGTCTCGACGTCCTTGGCGAATTTCGCCGCGTTCTGCTGCTGCTGGGCGGTCGCCTTCGCGGCCTCTTCCACCTCGCGGGCGTCCTGCCGGCGGCGCTGGGCATCGAGAGCGCCGAGCGCGGCGACGCGCTCCCGCTCGATGGTCACTTCCGCCGGCTCCGAGCCCAACCAGGTCTCGTTCGGCCCCAGCCCCTGCGCCCGCTCGCCGAACCGTCTGGCGATCGCGCGCTGTTGGGCCGCCTGATCGCGCCCGAACGCCTCGGCCGGGCCTGCCGGTTCGCGCCTGAGCGCATCCAGAGCCGCCCGCACGTCGGCGAGGCGCTGGGCGGCGGAGACGTTACCGCCGATCCGGTCCATGGCGTCGGCGACGCCGTTGAGGCCGTCCACCATCAGCCTGGTGACGCCGAGCGCGCTGTCGATCTGGCCGGCCAGCAGGGTGAAGCTGTCGCTGACCTTCTGAGCGGCGATGCCGAGCGTGTCCGGCAGGCCCTTGGCTTCCTCGCGCAGGGCGCCGAGCTGCGACAGCACCGCCGGCAGCACCCGGCCGGCCGTGAGCTGACCCTCGCTGCCCATCTTCTTCAGCTCGCCGGTGGCGACGCCGAGACCGTCGGCGAGCGCCTTGGCGAGCCGCGGGCTGGCCTCCAGCAGGCTCCGCAATTCGTCGCCTTGCAGCACGCCCGACGCCATCGCCTGCGCGAACTGAAGCTGCGCGGCCGCCGCCTCCTGCGCGCTGGCGCCGGAAACCCGCAACGACAACTGCAGCGCCTCGGTCGCCTGCAGCAGGTCGCGCGAGGTCAGGCCGAGCTGCTGCGTGTTCGCCGCCAGCCGGCCATAGGTGGCGACCGTCGCCTCCAGGCTCGATCCGGTGCGCTTCGCCAGGTCGCCCAGCGTTGCCAGGTCGATGCCGGCGAGCTTCGCCCGCGCGCCGAGCTGCTGGGCGGTGTCGGCGGCGGAGACGAAGGCGCGCGCGGTGCCGGCGAGCGCCGCCGCCACGGCGAGACCGCTGAAGGCGCTGGCGGCCGTGCGGGCCGCCGCCGTCATCGCGCCGAAGCCGCGCTCCATCTGGGCGCCGGCACGCTGACCGGTCGGTCCCATCTCCGCCAACTGCCGCTGCGCCGTGCGCATGTCCCGGCTGAACGCGCCGATGTCGGCGCGGACCGGGACGGCAAGGCCATTGGTGAGCGGATCGTTCATGCTACCGTCTGTTGTGCGTGCAGGCCGCGAACGGCCTCAGCCTGGAGAGGAAGCGATGACGGGGACCGAATTCAGCGCCGCGGTCTTGCTCGGCGTGCTGCTGTTCAGTGGGGCGTTGTATTTCGTGCCGACGATGATCGCGGGCGCCCGGAAGCACCATCAGGGCGGCGGGATACTGGCCCTGAACATTTTTCTCGGCTGGACCCTGATCGGCTGGATCGCCGCTCTTGTCTGGGCTTGCGCCGCGACCGAACGGACCGAACCGAGCGCCGCGCTGCAGGGCGACCGCCGCCCTTGCCCGCAATGCGGCGAGGCCGTGATGCGAACGGCGCGGGTATGCCGGTTCTGCCGCGCCGATCTTGCCGGCGGCCCTGCCGGCTAGCCCCGCTTCGCCGCCCGCCGCGCCCTGGCCCGTGCCACCGCATCCGCCGGCGCCGGGCCATCCGGGAACCGCGCCTTCATCTCCGCCAGTCCGGCGCGGGCGCGGCGGACCTGCCCTTCCGACCATGGCGCCCCGACGTCACCCGAACGCTTCGCCCAGACGCCGATGCCGCGGGATTTGCAGTAGCCGACGTAGGCCACGGTGAGGCCGTAGTAGGTGGAAGCCTCGAACTCCGCCTCCGACAGCCGCAGGATGCCGCAGGCCACCTCCTGCATCGGCTCCAGGTCCGTGGTGCCGTCAGGGTTCAGTCCTTCGGAGGGTCCGCCTCGGCAGCGGCCGGCGCCTCCTGCCGCTGCATCTCTTCCCAGCCCTTGGCGCCGTTGAAGGCGCCGAGGCAGATCTGGCCGAACGGCTCGGCGACGGCGAGATAGCCAGCTTCGACCAGGCCCTCGCCAACCTCGTCGGGCGTCGGCGCCTGCTTCGGCTCCGTCGCCTTCAGCGCGGCATGCATCGCCGCGTTGAACTCGGTGAAGCTGACCTCGCCGGCCGCCAGGCGGAGGCCGAGGCGGTAGATGGTGCCCCCGGTCGCCCGCTCGACGGCGCGGATCAGGGCGACGGTCGGCCGCAACGTCCAGGTGCGGCCGGCGAGCGTCAGCTCGATCTCGATGGCGCCGGACATCAGCTCGCGCCCGCGTAGCTGACCTGGCCATGCGACTGCAGGCTGACGTTGAAGGTCTCCGCCCCGTCCATCGCGCCGGCGCGCTGGAAGGACGCCACCACGGCGCCGCCCGAGAAGCTGTCGCCATGGCCGCTGACGATCTGCACCTCCACGAAGGTCCGCAGCCGCGCGGCATCCGCCAGGATGATGGCGCCGGGCGTGTCGCTGTCCATGATGCCGTCGCCCTGCATGTCGAACGACTGGATGCCGCCGTCCGGCAGCAGCTCGCGGAAACCGCCCGAGGCCGCGTTCGTGATGTCGACCGGGTTGTTGTTTCGTGGCCCTGTAATATCAGTGGGTTAGGGATTTTTGCGGCTATTTTGCGTCCGTGAACATCGCTGCCGCTGCGCCCAGCGCCTCCGGCACCCTGTCGTCGCCCTTCAACAAATGGGCGTAGACGTTCATCGTCACCGTCGTGTTCGCATGCCCCACCACGTCCCGGATTGCCACTGGCGGGACGTTCTGCGCGACGAGAAGGCTAACGGTAGCGTGCCTCAAGCTATGCAGCGAGTATCGCACTCGGCCATCGCCGTCGACCAACCCGGCGAGACGGGCAATGCGGTGCCAATAGGCTTGGTTCAGTGCACCCGGGAAGATCGGCGCCCCCGATTTTGAGAGCATCACGTAGCCCGACGGATGGGCGCCGGTCACCTCGTGCATCTGCAGCAATGCGGCTCGCACGGGCGGAGACATTGGAATGTCCCGGTTGCCTGCTTTAGTTTTCGGCCCCTTGAGCCCGTCCACACGCGATAAACTGTTCCTGACGCGGATGACATTGCTGTCGAAGCCGACGTTCTTCCACTGTAACCCGGAAATTTCTCCGGCTCGCATGCCGGTGAAAATCGCCAACGTTACGATGGTGACGTGATTGATCCATGCCCAACCGCGGGCATAGCGTGGCTTTGATCGGAGAGTTTCGAATATCTGCCGTATTTCTTCAATGCTCGGCGGGATAACGACCTTCTTTCGAGAACTCATAAGGCGGGGCGGCTCATCCGAAACCACGTTTCGCTTGATCCATTTTTTCCTGCGTTGCGCAAACGTGAATATATTCTTGAGGCCGATCCGGAAGTGGTCGAGACTTTGTCGGCTGTAACCCGCTTCCGCTTTTCTGTCCAGCCAGTCCTGCACGGCCTCGCCGGTGATTTCGGTCAGCTTAAGCCGGCCGAACGTTGGCAAGATGTGGAGCTTCAGTATCCCTGCGTAGGCGCTCAATGTAAGCCCGGTGATGTCCCCGGTGCGATGCCGCAATTCGGCGTGTTCCATGTAGGCGTCCGCCGCCTCCTTCACGGTCGGCACCTTCGAAGGCGCGACGTGCACGCCGCCCTCGATCTCCACCTCCACCTTCAACCTGTAGGCGTCGGCATCCTTCTTCTTCTCGAAGGTCTTGTTCGGCCGGCTGCCGGTTGCCGGGTCGCGGTAGCGGACAACCCAGGCGGTCCGCTTCTCGCCCTTGTACATCCATGTTCGCTTGCTGACTGAGGCCATCTATTTGCCCCCCGCCGGCTTCGTGTACTTCCGCTTCCGGCCGGCGGTCGCCGCCTCCCGGCCCCTCCGCGCGGCGTCCTCCAGCCATGCGAGCAGCAGGCTTTCCCTGCTGCACACCTTGCCCCCGACCTTGAAGGTCGGCAGGGTACCGTTGTCGCACAGGTGCCGCGCCTGCGGCTCCTTCATGCGCAGGAACTGCGCGATGGCTGGCACGCCGTACAGCAAGTCGGCGGCCTTCGCCGGCCCCGCTGGGGCGTCGGCTTCGTCGTTCGTCATGGTCGCCATGTCGTTCTCCAGAAAAGCGGCCCGACCGCCCTGTCGACGGCCGGGCCGTCAGGGTCAGGTCGGGCGGGTCGTGTCCGCCTTCCGGGCGCGCGACGGCGATCGCTGGGCGGTGCGCACTCGGAGGCGCTTCTCCTGCCGCCGGCGGCGGCGCTCTATGGCACGCTGCACCTTGGGGTCCGCCAGGGCGGCCGGGTCGGTCAATCGCTGCATGGCGGCGCCTCGATGCCGTACAGCGACGGCGGATAGAGGTAGGAGCCGCTGTAGCGCCGAGCGGGCTGGCCCGCCTGCTGCGCCGCCCAATAGGCGATCCGGCCGGCCATGCGTTCGGCTTGCCGGATGTACTGCCGCCGCTTGCGCCGGGTCAGGTCGCCGTTCTGCCGGAGATGGTCGGCGCGGCTGGCGATCAGCCCGGCCAGCGCCACCGCGTCGGCGAAAGACGTGCACGGCATCTCCGCCAGCAGCTTCTCGCCGAGCGCGATCCTCCGGTAGAGCGATTCCTTGACGCCCTCAGGCGGTCCCTTCGGCTGGCCGACCGCCTCCCAGGCCTCTTGCACCATGCACGCGACACCCGCCGCCGTCAGCGGGGGACCGAAGGTCTCCGCGGGGGCGTTCATGGCCGGCCTCCCACGCCCGGCGCCGATGCGCGGCCGAGGGTCGGCAGCTGCTGCGCCAGGAAGTCGGCGAAGGGTCCGCCGTAGTGCCGCAGCACGCCGACGACGGGCCAGGGCCGCAGGCCGAACCATTGCTGGCGGGTGACGACGAACTGCGAGCCGGAGCGCGCCTTGCGGAACAACCGGCCGCCGCCGGTGGCCCCGTCGCTGAGCCACAGCGACTCGGGGTCGTCGGCGGGGCGGCGCGGGAGGACGTAGAAGTGATCTCCCATGTACGCGCCGCGCCGGCCGAGGAACACGACGTCGCCGAGCCGGATGTCCGGGTCGAAGCTGTCCTCGTCGACGATGAAGGCGGTGGGCGTGGAGCGGCGGAGCCGGTCGGGGCCGGGCTCGGCGGCGAGGAACGCCTGCAGGCGGGTGTCGCCGGTCAGCAGATGGAGGGGCCGGTTCATGGCGTGGTCCTCCGCCCGTTGGCGTCGAACCGAAGGATGTTGCCGCGCCACCGCTGCCGAGCGGTCTCGCGGAGCGGCCGGTGCACCTTCTCCAGCCGCTCGGCGACGTGCTCCGGGATCGGCTCCTGTACTTCCACGTCATCGCCCGCGCCGGCGTAGAGCTTCGTTTGCTCGATCCGCTCGATCCAGCCGAGGGAGTATTCGGCGTCGTCGGGGTCGCTGTGCGGGGCGTAGACGGACTGCTCGGCGTCGCCGTTGTCCTCGACGTCCTCCAGGCCGGCGCCAACGCCCGCCAGCGTGTCGAGGGTGCGCGGGTCCGCCGGGAACACCAGGAATGGCGCCCCGGCGACCATCACCAGGTCGGCCGTGTTCGCGATGTGGGCAAGCGCGCGGTACTCCGCGGTGCCGAGGCGCGTGGCGTCGACGATATAGGAGGGTAGCCGGCGGCGGCGCCGCTTGGGCTTCGGAAACTGCAGCATGGTTGTGCTCACGGTCTGGACCGGCTTCTCAGGGCCGGGGGCCCCGACGCGACGTCGGAAACCCAGCCAGCGATCAGCGCTGGCGCCGGGAGCCTGAGAACACGCCCGTGAGAACGTGCGCCACGGCCTTCACCCGAAGGCTGTTGTATCTCCGCAAGGTCGCCCTTGCGGTGCCGTGGCACTCCCGGCATGATGCGCCGGTCGCGCCCACGGCATGGGCGCGTCAGGTTTCGGCGGGTACGCGGCCGGCAAGCCGCAGCGCACGCCTATCACGGCTGAGACGACTATCCCCTGGCAGGGACCGTCTCGGGAGTTCTCAGGCTCCACCTCCACGATGCAACGGAAGACGCTGGCTTGGCAAGCCGGCGCCGCCGTTGCCGTGCGCGTGCTTCGTGCCGATGGGTATCGTTGTATGCTAGGGGTATGCGCCCTTGCGCCTGAACGACATTTCTCCATCTACTTCAGCATGATCCATCCAGCCCAAATACGTGCTGCCCGCGCCCTGCTTGGCTGGAGGCAGGCCGATCTTGCGAAAGCGTCCGGTGTCGCCGAGGTCAGCATCAAGAACATCGAACGGGGCGCCGTCGATCCGCGGTCCAGCACGCTCGATGCCCTTGAGCGCGCCCTTCAGGCGGCCGGCGTAACGCTACTGGCGGCCGGCGATTTGCGGGACGGTGGGGTTGGCGTGCGGCTGGTGCAGAAATGACCGGCGGCGCGACCAACCATCAACGGGCGACCGCCGTGCACGAAGCCGGCCATGCCGTTATCGGCCGGGCGCTCGGCCTGCTCTGCGGGCAAGCGAGCGTGGTCGCCGACGGCGACTCGGCAGGGCATTCCATCGCCGCCGGCCCCTACGAGGTCGCCCAGCGCTGGGAAGATCGCGGGAAGTACCGGGATCACGCCAGCGTTCTCTTGGGACGGTTGATCTACCTCGTCGCTGGAGCCGAAGCGGAAGAGCTAATCGTTGGCACCTGTGCAGGCGGCGACGGCAGCGACCGGCAAGACTGCTACGAGACGTTGACGCAGTTCCATCTGCCGCCCGTCGATCCTGACGATGCCGCTGCCGTCGATCAATACTTTGGCCGTCTTCGACGCCATACCCGCGCGCTGGTACGTCGCCACGAGAACACGATCCGAGCGGTTGCGGAGACGCTCCAGAAACGCGGAACGCTCTCGGCGGACGAGCTCGACGCCATGATGCCGTTCCCGCCGCGGCCGGAGCCTGTCTTCGATCCGATGCGGGCTGTGTTGCTAGCGGAGCCGACCGCGTAGTTCTGCCCCACCACGCCCCGCAGGTGCCCCAGGACGGCCGCAGGCGCCTCGCCGCTCCCTGAGACGCTCTGACGGTGCGGACCGGCCGCCAGCGGGCACCGGGCGGGCGGCGTCAGGCCGCCGGCAGCTCGCCCAGGCGGCGGATCGACACCTCGTCAGGCCCGTTGGCGCCGTAGAGCCATAGCTCGTTCCGGCCGGCCGCGCGGCGCCACTCGAAGCCGGCTTCCTTCGCCGCCGCGTCGAGGCGCTGGTACAGCTCCCGGTGCAGGGCGAACCAATCCGAGTCGGCCTTCACCCGCCGGTCGAGCGGGTAGCGGAAATTCGCCGGCGGCTGGCAGTACACCCCAGGCGCCAGCTCGATCGGCGGGTCGTCGGTCTCGTCCAGACCGAAGCCGCGCCAGCGGCCCGGCCGGGCGGCGGTGTCGAACACGAAGATGAACATTTGTGCCGCCGCGGTGCCGGCATCGGTCGATGCCGGGCCGCCTTCCTCCTGCCGCCGCCGGGCCTCCACGCCGCGGAGAACGTCGTGGCACCACGCCACCGTCGCCTCGGCCGTGGCGGTGAATTCGGCGGCGCTGTCGAGGCTGTAGGCGACCGCGCGATGCGTCACCAAGCGTCCGGACATGCAGATGAACGCCCGCCGGTGCGGCAGAACGCTCACCTTGGCGACGGTGCCGGTCGCCTTGCCGGCATGGCTCGCCAGCGTGTCGGCGGCGATGCGGAGCCGGCCGGGTTGCAGGTGCATTAACAGGGTCGTCATGCCGCCACCGCCAGGCGGAGCCGCGACAGGATCCCGGGCAGGTCCGGCAGGGCCAGTGCCTCCGCCCGTTCCAGCGCCGTCATGCCGGCCAGGCGGGCCTCGTCCTCCATGCTCCTGATGTAGTTGTCGAGATCGGCCTGCCGCTTCTGCCGGGCCTGCTCGTCCTCCTTGATCAACGCCTGCGCCCGCTCGGCGGCGTCCTCGCGATCCTTGTCGTACTGCGCCGCGCGCTCGTTCGCCTTCTCCTGCTCCTGCGCCATCAGCGCGCGCTCGGCACGCTCCGCCTGCGCCGCCCGGGTTGCCGCCTCGGCCTGCGCCCGCGCCCGCTGCTGGGCGGCATCATCGGCGCCGGGGGCGGCCTTCAGGAGGTCGGCCACGGCTTTCTCGCCGGCCCGGCGACGCTCGGCGGCATCGGCTGCCATGCCGGCTTGCCGGACGATCTCCGCGTACTCTTTCGCCTGCGCCGCCAGCGCGGTCTCGACGTCCTTGGCGGACTTCGCGGCGTTCTGCTGCTGCTGGGCGGCGGCCTTGGCGGCCTCTTCCACCTCGCGCGCATCCTGCCGGCGGCGCTGGGCATCGAGCGCACCGAGCGCGGCGACGCGCTCCCGCTCGATGGCCACCTCTGGCGGCTCCGGCCCCAGCCAGGTCTCGTTCGGCCCCAGCCCCTGCGCCCGCTCGCCGAACCGCCTGGCGATGCCGCGCTGCTGGGCGGCTTGGTCGCGGCCGAACGCCTCCTCCGGGCTGGCCGGCCCGCGCAGCCGTTCGTCCATCACCGCCTTCACGTCGGCGAGGCGCTGGGCGGCGGAGGTATTGTCGCCGATCCGGTCCATCGCGTCGGCGACGAAGTTCAGGCTGGCGGCGAGCGCCCGGGTCGCGCCGAGCGCGTCGTCTGCCTGACCGGCCAGCCGGGTGAAGCTGTCGCTGACCTTCTGCGCGGCGACGCCGAGCGTGTCCGGCAGGCCCTTGGCCTCTTCGCGCAGCGCGCCGAGCTGCGACAGCACCGCGGGCAGCACCCGGCCGGCCGTGAGCTGGCCCTCGCTGCCCATCTTCTTCAGTTCGCCGGTGGCGACGCCGAGACCGTCGGCGAGCGCCTTCGCGAGCCGCGGGCTGGCCTCCAGCAGGCTTCGCAATTCGTCGCCTTGCAAGACGCCAGAGGCCATCGCCTGCGCGAACTGAAGCTGCGCGGCCGCCGCCTCCTGCGCGCTGGCGCCGGAAACCCGCAGCGACAACTGCAGGGCCTCCGTCGCCTGCAACAGGTCGCGCGACGTCAGGCCGAGCTGCTGGGTGTTCGCCGCCAGCCGGCCATAGGTGGCGACCGTCGCCTCAAGGCTGCTGCCGGTCCGCTTCGCGAGGTCGCCCAGGGTCGCCAGGTCGATGCCGGCGAGCTTTGCCCTGGCGCCGAGTTGCTGGGCGGTGTCGGCGGCGGAAACGAAGGCGCGCGCGGTGCCGGCGAGCGCCGCCGCCACGGCAAGGCCGCTGAAGGCACTGGCGGCCGTGCGGGCCGCCGCCGTCATCACGCCGAACCCGCGCTCCATCTGGGCGCCGGCGCGCTGGCCGGTCGGGCCCATCTCCGCCAACTGCCGCTGCGCCGTGCGCATGTCTCGACTGAAAGCGCCGAGGTCGGCCTTGATCGGGACGCTCAGGCCATCGGTCAACGGGTTCATGTCTACCCCTCCATGGTGCGCATGTATTCGCGGTGCTCGCGCTCGACGCGGACCCTGGCGTCCGCCATGCGGGCGTTCATCACCGCGAGGATGCGGGCGCACTCATCGGACGTGATCGCCCCCATCTGGCCGGCGCGGTCGCCGATGGCGGTTAAGGCATCGCCGACGATGGCGTGCGCCGCCATGAGCTGCCGGTTCGCCAGCAGCAGTTCCGACGCGGCCGCGGCGGTGGCGGCCACCGTCCCGGCGACTACCATCTGCGCGTCGATCAGCGCCTGCGCCTCAGGCGGGGTCGCGGTCGTCAGGTCCGTCATCTTCCTCGCCTTCGTCGGCCAGCTCGTGCAGCGCGGCATGGATTTCCTGCCGCAGCACCTCCGCGACCCGCTGCGGGTCCGGCTCGGCGGCCAGCGGCAGGGCGAGGCGGTCGGGCATCGCCAGGAACTTTGCGCGGGCGCGCGCGATGTGGCCTTCCCAGGCGGTGGCCACGGTCTCGACGTCGACCAGCTTCCCCTCTGAAACCGAGTTCTCCAGTTCCACCCGCCGCCGCTGCGCCCGCACCAAGCCGGCACGCTCGCGTTTCAGCTCGTCGCCGTCCGTCGCGCTCTCGCGCAGCGCCAGGTAGGCCGAGACGCACGCCACGAGCGGGAACTTGCCGCGGCTCGGCCGGGGGAACGTGCCATCCTCCGCCAGCTGCCGGATGCGGCGCGCCGTCAGTCCGCCCAGCACCTCGCCGAGTTCGGCGGCGGTCAGCTTCAGCTCGGCGACGGACATCTGCACCTCGAAACGGAAACGGAAACGAACGTTTGGCGTCTGGCGCTAGCGGAGCCTTGCGGTGCCGAATGACCCGCAATTCGCGGTCCGGCCAGGGGCCCCGCCGTCCCTGATCGGGACGCCGCCGGGCGCGCGTCAGCCCACCGCCGCGGCATCGGGCACCATCTCGCCATCCACCGCCACCAGGCGCAGGTCGCCGCCGACCGGACGTCGCAGGTCGCCCGGCCGGCGGCTGCTGGCGACGCCGGCGCACGGCGTCGCCGAGCCTCGATGTCAGCTGACTTCGACCGCCGGCACCGGCCGGGCGACGATCCCGAGCTTCCGCAGGCTGACGATCGCCGCCGCCTTCACGGACTCGGCGGTGTCGTCGTCCTGCACGTAGATTTCCGCCTCGTTCACCTCGGCGTCGCGGGCGATGTAGACGCAACCCGCGATGTTGCCGGCGGTGGCGTCGACCGCGGCGTACATGACGCCGGCCGCCTCCGTCACCAGGGCGGCGGCGCTGTCCACCGCGCCATCGAAGGCGACGAGTCGACCATCGCTGTTGAACTGCACGACGTCGCCGACGTCGAGCACCTGGCCGGAGGCCACGGCCGCGGTGTCGCGGCTGCGGTGCGGCGTCGCCTCGGAAACGAGGAACTGGCCGGTGTGCCGGCCTTCGCTGAGAACGGGCATCCCCGC